AATGAGGCATTGGGCGTAGCAACAGAGATGATGAAGCCCCGTTACTCTATTATTAAGGGAGTTAAGGATGGAGTCTATGAAGATGTGGCTATTGGTAGCTACAGTGATATTGACGATGATTATGATTTTGAATCAGGGGCGGTAGAAGAGGACGATCAGGTTAAGATTACCGAATATTGGGGCCTGATTCCTAAAAAATATGTTAATAAAGATGCTGCCTATGATGAATTTGATTATGATGAAGACGAATTAGTAGAGGCAGTCGTTACGATTGCCAATGACAGTCAGCTTCTGCGTGTTGTAGAGAATCCGTTCATGATGAAGGACCGTCCTTTTATCAGTTATCAGCATGACCGTGTACCGGGTAAGTTCTGGGGACGAGGTGTAGCAGAAAAAGGCTACAATATGCAGAAGGCATTGGATGCAGAACTCCGTAGTCGTATTGATGCACTGGCATTAACCACTCATCCGATGATGGGTATTGATGCTACCCGTATTCCACGTGGTGCTAAGTTGGAAGTACGCCCGGGCAAGACCATCCTAACCAACGGAGACCCTGCAACGGTCCTCCGTCCAATGAACTTTGGTCAGCTACAGGCACATACTTTCCAAGAATCAGCAGAATTGGAACGTATGTTGTCTATGGCAACGGGTGCATTTGATACTGCCACCTCTACTGCAGCACAACCACGTAACGGTACTGCTAGTGGTATGTCCATGATTCAGGCTGCCAGTATCAAGCGTCAGAAACGTACATTGATGAACTTCCAAAATAACTTCCTCATTCCGATGTTGAATAAAGTTATTAATCGTAAGATTCAGTTTGATCCGCAGCGTTATCCGCTTATGGATTACAAGTTTATTCCGTACAGCACCATGGGTATCATGGCCAAGGAACTGGAGATGACTCAAATGATTCAACTCCTGTCCGTAATCCCGCCAGATAGTCCTGCACATAAGGCGTTGGTCATGGGTGTACTGGAATCCAGTAGCGTACAAAACCGTGAAGACCTACTCCAGATGATGATGCAGCCAGCAGATCCGCAGGCACAGCAGATGCAGATGCTAGCAATGCAGCTTCAGATGGCACAGGCACAGGCTGACATTCAAGAAACGCAGGCCAAGGCTCAGAAATACGCAGCAGAGGCTATGGAGAAGATGCCATCTGATGTTAAGGCACAGGAAAAGATGCTTGAGATGCAGAAGAAGTTTCTTGATATGCAGAAGTCTGCAGTTGAGATTGAAAACATTAAGTCTGAAACTGTACGTAATATTCCTGAAATGGAATTGGTACGTTCCAAGGCTATCCTTAATCTTGCAAATGCACGTAAAGGTAATGTAGGCTCTTGAGTTTTATATCTTAGGAGTATATAATCGTGAAAACCGATAACGATTTCTTTAACGATAGGCTTAAACTATTTGAACAGGAAGGTTGGGCAGACCTAGTTGGTGAATTAGAAACTCTGTCCTTAAACCTAAATGATGTTCGGTCTATCGAAAATGAGAAGGACCTTTATTTTGTTAAAGGTCAATTGAGTATGATCCAAATGATTATTAATCTGGAGGATTCTACTCGTGAGGTAATGGATAACTCTTAATACCGGAGTCCATTAATTTATTAACTCCACAATCCAGAGGGACGGAGGAAACTATGGTAAATATTGTTGATCCTGAAGTAGAAGGTAGTACTGAAGCATTTGCTGATGAAGTTGAAGTGGATACCCCAGAGGTAGAAACTGAAGTTGAACATGAACTTCCCGAGAAGTTTCGGGGTAAAAGTCAGAAAGAAATCATCGAAGCCTACTCTAATCTAGAGAAGGAACTGGGCCGTAAGGGTCAGGAAGTCGGTGAACTTCGTAAACTAGCAGATCAATTTCTACAAAGTAAGGTAAATCAACGGGAACCTGAACCTGAAGAAGAGATTGATTTCTACGAAGATCCTAAGGCAGCAGTTGAGAAACTACTGAAGAACGATCCTCGTATGAAAGAAGTTGAATCACAGGCAGCCGCTATGAAGGCACAAGCTGCAATGAATAAGCTACAGAGTACTCACCCAGATTATATGGATGTTGTACAGAATGAAGCGTTTCAGGATTGGGTTAAAGGGTCAAAGATTCGTTTGCAGTTGTTCCAAGCAGCGGATCAATATGACTTTGATGCTGCCAATGAATTGTTGTCCACATGGAAAGAACGTTCCATGATCAACAAGACAAAGGAAGCTGAGGCTGAACAGGAAGCAGATCGTAGGGCTGCACTTAAGGGTGCTAAGTCTGAAAGTCGATCTTCAGGTGAAGCCAAGGCCGGCAAGAAGATTTATCGTAGGGCCGACCTAATTAGATTGAAACAAACGGACCCGAACCGTTATGAAACTCTGCAGGATGAAATCCTGATGGCGTATGCAGAAGGTAGGGTCAAGTAAACTTTAAGGAGTAATAAAATGGCACTTGGTACTAATAACACCACTAAGTCCGTGGCTGACAAGTTCATCCCGGAACTGTGGTCCGATGAAGTAATTGCTGGTTACAAGAAGAATCTTGTACTGGCTAACCTCGTTACCCGTATGTCCCACAAGGGCAAGAAGGGTGATACCGTTCACATCCCGGCTCCGGCTCGTGGTTCCGCTTCTGCTAAGGGTGCAGGTTCTCAGGTTACTCTGATTGCCCCGACTCACTCAGAAGTACAGGTATCTATCAACAGTCACTACGAGTATTCAGTACTCATTGAGGACATCGTTGAAGTACAGGCACTGCAGAGTCTCCGTCGTTTCTACACCGATGACGCTGGTTATGCACTGGCAACTCGTGTAGATACCGACCTGTTTACTGTAGCTGAAGGCCTGCAGGGTGGTACCGTTGGTGGTACTGGTGCCGCTGCATGGGAAACTGCTGTAATCGGTGGTGACGGTGTTACTGCATATACTGGTGATACCAGCAATGCTACTGACATCGGTGATGCCGGTATCCGTAAGATGATCCTTGCACTGGACAATGCTGACGTTCCGATGGATGGCCGCTCCTTGGTTATTCCGCCAATCGCAGCTAACGACCTGCTCGGTATCAACCGCTTCACTGAACAGCAGTACATTGGCTCTGGTGATGCAATCAAGACTGGTAAGATCGGTATGATCTACGGTGTTGACGTGTATGTATCCAGCAACTGCCCGACTGTCGGCACTGACCGTGTTGGTCTGTTGCTGCACAAGGATGCACTGGTATTGGCTGAGCAAATGGGTGTTCGTTCCCAGACTCAGTACAAGCAGGAATACCTCGGTGACTTGTTCACTGCAGATACCCTGTACGGTGTAGCTGAACTCCGTGACAACGCAGGTATTGCCTTCGTAGTTCCGGGAACCTAATCTGATGGTATAATCAGGTTGTCGGAGGGGGAAAGCCGCTGCTTCGGTGAGTACCCCTCCATTTTTTAAGTCCTAAGCAGAGGGTTTAACAAATGGAATGTAATGTGTGTGGAACAGAACTTATTCCAAATGAAAATTGGACAGGTTCTAGAATTAGAAAACAATATTATATTTGTACTCCGTGTGTTTTAGATAGGGATAGAGAACGGCAACGGTCTTTAAAACTACGGATGATTGAGTATAAAGGTGGCAAATGTGAAGATTGCGGAGGAATGTTTCATCCAGCATCTTATGATTTCCATCATGTAAATCCAGATGAAAAAGAATTTTCTTTTAATCGGAATATGAGTTGGGAAAAAGCAGTAAAAGAACTAGATAAATGTGTTTTACTTTGTTCTAATTGCCACCGTGTGAGACACTATAAGGATTGATTATGCCGGTATATGAATATAAATGTCAATCTTGTGGGGAGGTAACTGATGAACTCCGTTCAATGTTTATCCGAGAAGATGACGGAACCTGTCCTTCCTGTGGTAATGTCACCAAGTATCGGATTTCGTCTCCCCATTCCATGTTGGACGGGACAGATCCAGGATTTCCCGGTGCTTTTCATAAGTGGGCTAGAACTCATGAGCGGGCTGGAGGACAGCGTTAATGGATTTATTTTCCGACTCTATTGATACAATGGAACTGGAGGCAATCAAAGAAAAGATTGCTGGCCTTTATAATAAAATGCTTGAAGCATATTATAAGAAGGTAAATCCGGGACACAATGATCTAGAACTAGAAGATTTCATGGAAGCCAATGCACTGGAGTTTGAAGGTGCAGAGGAAGAAATGGATGAAATGGATGAACTTATGTCCATGCTAGAAGATATGCTGGACGATGGTGAGGATCTAACCCCCGTAGACGGTTCAGGAAAGGCCCCAGATTATACCGGTACCCAACTAGGTGCTAAATCCAAAGAAGGCTCTACGGCCCCCACAGGAACGTACAGAGGCCTTAAACTGGGTGGCATGATGACTCCTGCCGATAGTCAAATCAAGGTTAAAACATCCAAGGTGGAGGACCCAACGGGTGGTATTAATACTAAAACTGCCGATGAAGTTGTGGTACAATACTCTGCATTGGTGGAGAAACTAAAAGAAGAACTGGCTTCACTGAAACAACGCCGCCGTATCGGTGTAAAGGAATTCCGCCTTGGCTAAGTTTCAGAGACTCGGACCAGTCTGGCGGAAACCTCGTCCTAATCCGTGGCAGAAACAAAAGAATCTGACACGGTGGGCCAACCTCCGTCAGGAATGGTATGACGAGCAACAGCAAGATCCAGCTACTTCAGTTCCCATTGAGATTGCACTGGAGGGTGCGGCTGGCTTATATCTAATTACTGAGCAAAGTAATCCCTCTAGTTTGGAAACAACTGTTTATATTCAAACTGAGGGTGTCTAATGTCTACAGTTAAGATTTCAGAACTCACTGAACTTACCAGTGCAGCAACCGATGACCTGCTTTTAATTACTGATTCAGATGCCAACTCTTCCAAGAAGATTACTAAGGCTAATTTACTTTCAGGTTATTTAACTTCCTATACTGAAACTGATCCAGTAGTCGGTGCTGTCACTGGTCTAGTGAAAGCAGACGGTGCAGGTAATATTAGTGCTGCTGTAGCTGGTACGGATTATTTAACAGGTTCTTCTACAAATACTCTTACCAATAAATCAGGTAATATTAGTCAATGGACAAATGATTCTGGTTATTTAACTAGTTTTACGGAAACTAATGACTTAACT